CTACGACTGCCGCTGCGCGTCTCGTGCAGCTCGCTCAAGGGGCTAAGAGTGAGTATGTGCAGCTGGAAGCGAGCAAAGACATCCTCGACCGTGCTGGCTTCAAAGCCCCTGAGCGACACATGCACCTCCACGCTGGCGACATTTCCGTTAGCATTGACTTGTCGTAGTGGGGTGGCCCCAAAAACTGGAAGGTGTCCCCCTCGACCCCGCCCTTCACTCTTGTAATTCTCAAAAAGGTTCGATGTTCGATTGTGCGTTGAGCAACCTCAAAGCCATCTGCAATATTGCATCTGTTAAAAATATTTTTTGGCAGAAGGTTCGATGCCCACATTAAATGAAATGTTATCCAATATGGATATGCACAAGAACTTCTACATTCGTGGTGTAGTTAATTCTTTGCTGCCTGAGTTTATGAACCCACTGGATAAAGAGATCACTGAAAGCAACATATCTGGCGAATCGTTAGAAGCATTGCGCACAGTAGCCACAACCTTATATCCCGATATGAAAGAGGGAGATGTTGAGGAAATAGGTTTGGATCAAATATTATCTGTGTTCAAGGTTGATGATAAGGGTCATGGATTTAAAACTCATATGTCTTTAGGAAACTTTGGTCTTACAAAGATCAATGGAGAATACAATATCTTTGACACATATGACTTTGAGCCTATGGGCGGCATAGAGTTTGTTAAAAAGTTTGCCAGAGAGATTGGCGGTGGTGGAATAGCTACTGCACTTCCAGAATTTATTGGTGGAATATTGATGCCAGAGAACCCAGATGGCAGTAGCCGCGAGGATGCAATGAAGGTACGCATACGCATACCTAATGAGCCACAAGTTGTTGACATGGACTTTGACAACGACATTGAGCCGACAGCATCTACATTTGTATTTGAAGGGCCGATGACCAACAAGCGTAAGAAGCTGTGGGATACCTTTACTAGCATGTTCATTACCCCAGCTGAAGCTGGTCAACTTGATACTGATTTTAGCAAACAAATGCTTGATCGTGGAATAGTTACGCCAAGTGAACTGGAAGGAATAAGATCAGCTAGACCTGATATGTATAAAAAATTATACAATGATTATACAGAAAATTTGCCTATAGAAGTTTCTCCTCCTCCTATGAGAACTGAATAATGGCTAGAAAGTTTAAAACCCCAGCATGGACACGAAAAGCCGGAAAGAATCCTCAAGGTGGTCTCAACGCTGCCGGTCGCGCATCTTACAAAGGCGGCACACTCAAAGCACCAGTAAAGTCAGGGGACAACCCACGCCGCGCCAGCTTCTTAGCACGGATGGGAAACATGAAGGGGCCGGAAAGAGACAGCAAGGGTAGACCGACACGTTTGTTGTTATCTTTAAAAGCATGGGGTGCATCGTCTAAAGCTGATGCAAAAGCAAAAGCTAGGGCAATTAGTAAGCGTAACAAAGCAAAGAAGGGAAAAGCATAATGCCAATGGGTAAAGGAACATACGGCTCAAAGAAGGGTCGTCCACCAAAGAAGTCAATGCTTACTGCTGGGCAAAAGACACTGCCGGAAGCATTGAAGAAAAAGATTATGAAATCTAAGAAGAATGGCAGTTAACGAAGCTGGCAACTATACAAAGCCGGGAATGCGCAAGGCTTTGTTCAATCGCATAAAGGCTGGCGGCAAAGGCGGCAAGCCGGGCCAGTGGTCTGCGCGTAAGGCACAGATGCTAGCTAAAGCGTATAAAGCCAAAGGTGGTGGATACACTTCATGAAGGCTCCACAAAAATCATTAAGAGCATGGACAAGGCAGAAGTGGCGCACCAAGTCGGGCAAACCATCAACGCAAGGTTCTGAAGCTACTGGTGAACGGTATCTGCCTTCAGCTGCCATCAAAGCTATGAGTGCTAGCCAGTATGCAGCAAGCAGCAAAAAGAAACGTGAAGACACAAAGAAGGGCAAACAGTTTTCAAGTCAGCCAAAGGCTGCAAGACGCATAGCTAAAAGGTTTAGATAATGCTTGCCGAACTCGCAGCTGCTAATGCGGCGTTTGCTGTTATTAAGACAGCCATCCAGAATGGACGCGAGTTAGCATCTGTCGGCAGCGAGATAAGTAAGTTTGTCCACTCACAAGAAACCCTCCGTCAAAAGCAATTAAAGAAAAAGTCATCTATGTTTGGTGATGACTTCCAAGAGTTTATGGCTCTTGAAGAGTTGAAAAAGAAAGAGGCTGATCTTAGGTCTTATATGCAGTTGTATGGTAGGCCGGGATTATATCAGGACTGGATTGAGTTTCAACGCAAAGCTAGGGTCGAGCGTCAGCAGCAACAGCTTGAAGCGCATCGTAAGCGACAACAACTTATAGATAGTATTATTATTGGCTCTGGCGTTGTGGCAATTATACTGTTAATAATGTTTATTGGCTTTTTCATTATGGAAGCGGCATGAGTTTTTTACATACACTAAAACAGGAAGAACGCGACCTTCTCCGTAGAATAGTGAAGAAGGTACACCTTGCTCACCACCCAAAAGAATTTTGCACTGACCGTGAGGCTGACAAGGTTATAGCTGTTATCGGGCCAGAAGTTGTTGAGCGTATGATTAAGTTTGGCAAGGACAACAAGGTTGACCAACTTTAAATACAAGCCAGATGGTCAGATACTGAAAGACTTTATGAAGTCTGATGTATTCTTTCGTGGCCTTAGAGGGCCAGTAGGTTCTGGTAAGTCTGTATGTTGTTGCGTTGAAATCTTTCGCCGCGCACTTCAACAAAAGAAAGCGGAAGATGGAAAGCGTCACAGCCGCTGGGCCATTATCCGTAATACTAACCCACAACTTAAAACTACAACCATCAAGACATGGCTTGACTGGTTTCCAGAAGAAGAGTGGGGAAAGTTCCTTTGGTCTGTGCCGTACACACACCATATTAAAAGAGCTGACATCGATCTTGAAGTTATCTTTTTGGCATTAGATAGGCCGGAAGATGTCAAGAAGTTGTTGTCATTAGAACTTACAGGCATATGGATCAACGAGGCTAGGGAAATACCTAAGTCTATCATCGATGCCTGTACTATGCGTGTTGGTCGTTACCCATCTATGAAGGATGGCGGCTGCACATGGACAGGTGTAATTGCAGATACTAACGCTCCAGAGGAGGATCATTGGTGGCCGATAATGTCGGGCGAAGTGCCGATACCAGATCATATACCCAAAGACGAAGCAAAAATGTTGGTAAAGCCAGACAATTGGGAGTTCTACACCCAGCCAGCTGGCATGACGGAAGTCAAAGATCAGGAAGGAAACGTCACCGATTATATCCCAAACGAGAGTGCAGAAAACACAAACAATATGAGGAAAGACTATTATCCGAATATCGTCAGGGGAAAGACGAAGAGTTGGATTGATGTCTATGTAATGAATCAGTTAGGTACTATCAAAGATGGCAAACCCGTTTATCCCATGTTTGTTACTGATACCCATGTCGCCAAAGAAGAAATCCCGGTGGCATCGGGTGTGCCTGTATATATTGGTGTTGACTTTGGCCTTACCCCTGCTGCTGTCATTGGTCAAAAGGTGCGTGGGCGTTGGTTAATTTTGCAAGAGATTGTTGCGTTTGATATGGGCATTGTTAGGTTTAGCGAGGTGATGCGGCAAGAGATTTCATCACGGTATGGGGATTGCGAAATAAACATTATAGGTGATCCAGCTGGCGACTTCCGCGCACAAACTGATGAATCGACACCGTTTCAGATACTGCGCGGCTGCGGCTTGAATGCAAGACCGGCGCAATCAAATGATGTATCACTGCGTCTTGAATCTGTTAATGCACCATTGAATAGAATGATTGAGGGTGCATCTGGGTTTCTTGTTGACCCTCGATGCCGTACTTTGATCAAAGGCTTTGAGGGTGGCTATCAGTATAAGCGTATGCAAGTATCTGGTGAAAGGTTTGATGATAAGCCGGAGAAGAACCACTTCTCTCACATACATGATGCATTGCAGTATTTAATGATGGGTGCTGGTGAGGGTAGAAACATATTGCGTAATGTTTCTGCAACTACTAAACCATTCCAAGCAAAGACAGAGTTTGATGTGTTTAGCCGTAGGCCAAAGCCAAGAAGACAGGGCTTGTGGTCAAGAATGTAATTGTGCGTTGCACTGCAAACATGCATAGGGTTATTACGGCATAAAGGAGATTAGTATGTGTACCTCATCCGTTTTTAAGCCAATAGTAAAACTCACTCGCGGTTTGCTTGGCATTTCAAAGCCAGAAGCTCCGGGCGAATCTGAAGAAGCAAAAGCTGCTCGTGAAGAGCGTAAGCGTATGATGGCAGAGCAAGAAGAGACGCAAAAAGAAGAACGTCAAAAAAGATTGCAAGATCAAGTTCGCAGACGCAAGCGCGGCGGCACAGGCCAGCGTTCCCTGATTACAGGTCAAGCTGGTGGTGTTGGTTACTTTGATGAGACGCTATAATGGATACAGTTGCACGGCGTATGTTGGAGCGGTTCGAGAAGTCTAAACAGAACCGTGTACTTTTTGAATCATTGTTTGAAGAGTGTTATGAATATGCTCTTCCAATGCGGCAGAGCTTTTTTTATGAAAGCCCCGGTCAACGCC